CTTGCCCTTGGCGTTCTGATCGCCCACCAGCTTCACACGGTCGCCCCAGTGGCCCTGATACCATTCGTCGCTGACCAGTCGCCGCATGCGCAGGCTGTCGCGGAGGGCAAGCTCTAGGCTGTGCGAGGCGCAGACGTACCGCATCGACGGCATGTTCTTCGGGCCCCACTCCCACGCAGGCCAGAACACGCCAATCAGCAGTGATTTCATGGTACCTGGTGGAACGTTGACCAAAAGGCGGTTGTAATACGTGCCATCGTCCATGACCTCGCCGCGCGTGACGGCCTCAAGGTGCGCGCAGATGAAGTCGATGTGCCAGCCGTGGACGTAGGGCTGCTCTGGTTCGATCACATGCCATGCGGCTTTGACGAATTCAGCCAGAGATATTTCGCATTTGCGCTTCTCGATTGCCTTGCGCTGGGCCGATGAATCAATGGCAAACGGAAGCTTAATTACTGACATCGAGGATTTTTTCTAACGTTTCCAGCTCTTCTAGGGACAAGTTGGAGACATCGATGGTGTTCTGCACCTTAATGGGCGCGTCCTCAACGCCGCCAATGAAGGTTTTCTCGCCGTACTTTTTGGGGTTCATGCGGCCCAGCGCCCACTTGCGCGAATCCACCCGAAGCTTGCTGCGCTGGACATGCTCGCCATTCAGGACGACCGAGGTCGGATCGTCTGCGTTGCGCAGCATGTAATCATTGGTACCATCGTCCGAGATGTCTAGGATTTCCTCGAACATCGCATCGGCCCGAAGCTGCAGTGCGCGCGCATACTGTGCTGATCTTTTAGGGTCTTGGTTCAAAATCTTCATGAACGTGCTAATAGACGGCATGTGTTCGTCTTTGCAAATAGTCCTGACGCTTTCGCCATCCACCATCCGCTCGCAGACTTCGTCGAACAATTCTTCGGTCATTTCAAATATCGCAGCCATAGCCGACACCTCACAATTATGATGGCAGCAATGTAGCATAGAATGTGCGCAGTCTCAACTGGGAGGAGCGTGAGACTGCGCACTACCGTGATCGCGCGGCAGGTTTGCGCGGCTCTTGACGGCATACCGCCAGCATTTACCCGCTGGTCAGGGTGTTCCCATTACAAAAACTTGTTTGCGATGTTTTCCTCGTAGAGGCCAATGATTTTCTCGCGCAGCCTGTCGCTGATCGGCTTCTCGCGCCGTGGGTTCAGAATGTCCTGAACCTCAACATCAAGCCAATACGGCTCGTCGCTGCCGCCGCCCTCGGACACATCGGCCACAGCCTCAATCTCAAACAGGCAACCACGCACTTCCACTTCCATCACAACGCGCTCAAGCATCTTCATCTCCATCTGCTGGCGGGGCGCAATGCCCCATGTGCAATCCATATCAATTCACATCGCGCGGTGCAACAAATATTTTCATGGGTACGGCATCTGGCAGTACTTTATCGCCCGCGCTGCCTTGGCCCTGAAACCCCGCGATCCGATGATCTTGATGTACCGATGCTTGCGTGGCCGAGGCTCAAGATAGAAATCATCGCCGTACTTGTCACGCATCGCCTGCGCGCGATTCTCGACACCCCTGAATTGGTCTGCGATGGTGATGCCATGCAGATGCTCCATGCCTCGAACCTTCCAGTTTGTGCGCTTCGCTGACAGCCCGTGGTAGGTAAAGCTGCATGCCTGATACACCACCCCACGGTGGCCTTGCTCGGTGTCTGCAAACGAGATCACGATGTGGTCGCCACCCAGCATCCGCAGGCTTGCAGAGACCAGCATGGACGCATCGTTCTTGATATTGTGATCCAGTACCAGTCTGTTCAGCTCAAGCACCGATCCCGCAAACTCTGGGCCTGCGATGCCATTGCGCAGTGGGCTGCTGGCTGGTGTACCATACGTCACACAGCCCACCAGAGCGCCCTCCCTGAACAGCCCAAAGGCGTGGCTGATCGACGGCCAGCGGTGGGCGTAATGCACCCCCACCACCAGTCGCTCGCACTCCGCCCGTGTGATCCGCCTGACCGTCAAAACGGCACCTCCCCATCCGTGAACCAAACGTCTCCCATAGGCGGCGCTGGCGTAAAACGATATGCCAATTCCAGTAACCAGAACCACATTATAAATATCACCAAGTCAGCGGGCATCATACTTTCCATCCCAGTGCCGCGCTCATGGCGCTGATTGCCCTGATTATTGAAATTGCCTGTTGCTCAGTGTGGATGGTAATCTCATGATCAAAGTCATCGCCATCCATATCCTTGCCCAACTGACTCATTTCGATTTCAAACTCTCCAAGGCGAAGCCGAACAACACCTGTGGGATTTTCAAATGTACCATCGATGTACGCCTGAGCGGTCATTATCAGTGACGGGTCTATCATTCCTGATCCTCCACATACAGCGTGATCTTGCCGTCCTTCACCTCAATCCGCAAAACACCAATCCTGTTTAAATCGGCATCGAGATCGGCGCTCTCTCTGCTGCCGTGTTTACGCATAATGATATGATCCTGCGCTCGTGCTTGATATACATTGCACCACACGTTGACTGGTTTCTCTAAACCACGGTACACGCAGCCAAGTTTGTTTGGCTCATCATCCTGATCTCTCCACACGCCATCCTCGCCAAGTACAATCCATCCGTATTTGCAGCTATAAAGAGCCTCGCGCTCTTTCCGTGACAGAAAACCAAGGGGCTTGCTGTTTTTTGTAACGCTAAAAGTCATCATTCTCTCCCATCAAAAGTTGAAGTCGTGAAATTTTACTGGCTTATCGGCCAGAACATACCGCGCGCCATAGCGGTCATACCATTGGCCATTCTTGCGCTTGCGGATGCGGATCATGGGTGCTTCGGGGTCTGGCTGGATGTCCCAGTCCTGATCTTCCTGATTGACCACGTGGCCGAGGAAGCCACCCGCCATGAACTGGCGCATCCATGGCTTTTCGGTCGCAACCATCTCGCGGATATCCAGCGCCTTGTCGCTGACGTGTTTCACGACCTCGAATGGGTTGATGTCCGAATACCCGATGTGATTTGCGTAGATCATGCCGAAGCCTCCGTGCAAACGCCATGTTCGATCAGTTCGCGCGCCATGCGGCCATAGAACCCCTGCAACTGCCACACCAAGCCCGTGTCGATCAGGTGCTGCCATGCGGAGATCACCTCTTCCTCGCATGCGTCCTGCAGGCCCTCGCAAATATTTATCGCCGTCAAGTTATCCATAATCATCTCCATTTTGGGCTGGGCTCAATGCCCCGATGTGAACTGTTTAACATACCCATCGGGGAACGCAAGGGGGGAGTTCTTAGCATGAGGATAGCGAAGACCTCACTAAGAACTTTTAGATACCTAACTCATTGAAAAATAAGAGAAATATACGTAGTATATATATATATATGTATATAGTATATATATATATATTTTTCTTTATCTTTAATTTTTCCCTTATAGAGGCTTCTGCCTCTCTCTCTGTATTTATGTCTATATGTATCTCTATCCTGCTAACTACTCTACGAACTAATCACAGTCGATATTTTCTTTTAATTTCAACTGCTTACAGGACAAAAAGTTCGTAACTACCCACCTCTAACCAGCTCGCTATCCACTAGAATGGAACCTCTCCATCGGGGTACCAGACCCCCTTTGAGCGTGTTTTGGGTGAAGAAGGGGCTGCCGTTTCCAGCAGCCCGATCCACCGCATGAAGGCCACCAGATCGGGCGGCATCACAGGGGTTCTTTCATCAAGAGGTAGTTTTTAGCCCACACCATGCGCTGGTAATGGTTGTTGCGCTTCTGGCGCGCGACATCGACCGCCCTCTCTGCATCATCCAGTCGGGCGCGCAAGCTATCAATGAGCGTCAACCACTCTGATATATCTCTGTCGTACTCTTTCAGCCTCTCAGCCTGATAGACGATCTCGGCGCGCAGTTGTTCAGGAGTCTTGTGTCGAAGATCGCTGGCCATCACACATCCTCCTCATCATCATCATGCCGCGCCTTAACAGGCCCAAGCGGGACAAAGGTGGGGTCGCTATCCAAGTACCCCATCGGGTTGCCGAGGAACCAAAAAACCTCTTCCCACGCCTTTTTCGCAATACGATCCAGCGCAAAGGAAATGTAAGCCATGTCATTGGACATCCACTGCTGTGGGTGTTCCGCAATCAGTGTTCTTGCCGCCTCAAGATCACTCACCAAGGTAAGGTTTTGGCTGGCCAGATCGCGCACCAGTGAATTGTCAACGGCGGTGAAAAACAGCGGAATTTTGTCGTGCTGACCCTCCATGAGCATGCGGTTTAATTCGACCAAATATGTCTCACGATGCGCCTTGCGCAAATCTATGTTGTCGTATCTGGTTCTGAGCAAATATTCGCGCCGATGCAAAATATGGTTATTTTCTATAATCCCAACTTTGAATGATGACGGCGAAACATTGAACTCCTCAGCAGCGTCATTTGCAGATGCTCCACGGCGGAACGCAAAATACGGCTGAACGTAGCGCGCGCCGCTGTGGACTAGGTAATCCTCAACTGGCATGTCTAAGTCAGGATTGGGCTTGCGTATCATCTTGAAAGACGCAGGGTGACTTTCTGGCTCGTAAGTTACCTCGTGCATCAGGGTGCAGTTCCAGCCGCGCCCCACGCGCACCTTGATCAAGATGCGCGCCTTGTCTTCAGCCTCGGCGCTATCCGCGCCGCTGTATTTGAACGTGTGCCGCTCCGCCTTCTTTTGCCACGGGTGCTGCGACTCTACGATGAAAACACCTTTGACCATCACAAATCCTCCCCAATCATAGCCTCGTCGCAGTCACCGCAGACCAGCCGCGAGCCTGCCTTTGCCCACGCCTTTGCATCGCATGTCGGGCAAGAGTGCTTGACCTTGGATGTGTCCTTCTTCTTTTCGGCCTTGGCGATGGGCTGGGTGAAGTATGGGATGTCAAACGGCATCAGGTCTTCCAGAGCGGCCATGAAGGGCCCGTCAGGGTCGATCATGTGGGTGACCTTGCGGCCAGTCATCTTGCCGCCCTCGTTGCCCGTGTCCGTGGGCGTAAGGCCAACTCTGATCATCAGGTTCGCCCATTCCATATTGTGGTGGCCGTTCTTGGATGGCTTGCCGTATTCCTGTTGCTCCAAATGGGTCATCTCATGCACCAATGTAGCCAGAACGGCGCTGATCTCCCGCCCCATAGAATTTGGGTTCAGGGCGATCTCGTGGGTCTTGTCGCCATCGCGGTGAGCAAACTGCTCTGCGTGGAAGTATCCATGCGCCCCACGCTTGCGGGTCAAGGTGAACATCACGGGCGGCAGGCGGTTTTCGAACAGCGCCTCGTTGAAGTGATTGAACGCCTTTTCCAACCCAGCGTACGTCTCAGTCGATGGGGTTTGATAATTGTTCATTGCTGATAAATCCTATAAATTTCGGCCATAGCGGCCTCGGCTTGATTTTTGGTGTCATAGGACGGCAGGATGTACCGCTGCCCTGTGACCTTTTCCGCAGCATCACGCAGCGCGCTGTTTTTTTCCTGACTGGTCAGAAAGTCCAGTTCCCAGTGCCCCGTGGTTGATTGCCATACATACATGTTGTTTCCTCCTGTATTGTTGATGGTGGTGGGGGCCTGAACCCCCGCCTTTTATTGTTCGTAAACTCGGTGCTGCTTAATCATCCACTTCTCGACCTTCTCGTCGCCGTTAATTAGCGTCAAGACACCGCGCTTGATGCTGGCCAAGCGGACATCTCTCTCCCCCACAAATACCACGTGCGGCATGTCTGGGTGAAAGTCTGCGGGGAATAGCGCATCAGTGCGTTCAGCATACTCAAAGCGGTGACCATGGTCGCACTCAGTGAAGCATCCGAGGACACGACCCTGATCTTCGGTGCGGCGGTCATTGGTGTAAGGTGCGTATGCCATGCCTGTCTCCTATCGTTGATGGTGGTAGGCTGGTCTAAGCGACCAGCCCCTTTGCTTTGATGCGGATCGTCTCGACCAGCACGGGTTTCTTGCAGAACTCGATCTCCTGCTCGGTCAGGAAAT